TCAAGAAACAAAAAAGTCAAAATACATCGTTCCAGAAGATTTTTCATAGACGATACGATCCACGATGGAGCGGAGCAGAAGTCCCTTCTTCTCGGTTGGCTCCTCTGGATTTTTCAGAATATCATTAATGTTTTTTATCTCTTTCCGGAAATCTTCTTTCGAGATTGTTTCCGGCGGGGCGGCGGGCGTAAGCACGCGGTTCAGTTCTTCCTGCAGGCTCTGCCGTTCTTCGGCGAGCCTTTTTTTGTTGGCACCGTATTCCTCCAGCGTATCAATCCCATTTTCATAAGCCATCTTCACGCGGGCTTCGCGGACAGCCAGATGGTCCAGGGCATGCTGCAGCCGCTGGATGGTCTCATCGTCTTCCTGTTCCTGCTTCCGGTCGCGGACAGTGAAGGAGAAATCCGCACCGGCGAGGATATCATCGAAGTAGCGGTAGACGGTTCGCTCTGCCTTGGCAACGGTGATTGAATTGGAGCCTTTATGGAAACCTTTTGCGTATTTCCAGCATTGAAAGTATGGACAAGATGTGTTTCCGGCTGTTACCGTCATCGTAGCGCCGCAAATTGGACACTTTAAGAGACCGGAGAGCCAGTGGCGGCAGGTTGATGGGTTGCGGCTCTTAGGAGAGCGTCTGCGGGCATCCATGCGCTTGATACGCTCCTGATAGCGTGCCGGATCCAGCCGCGTCTCGTGGGTACCGTCGAAGGAAATGCCATTCCAGATCACAGTACCGGCATAGAACGGATTGCGCAGCACACGCTCGATGGAGCGGCGTTCCATCCGGTTTCCGCGTCTGGTGCGGTATCCAAGATCATTGCATTTGCGGGCGATCGCCGTCGGATCCAGATGCTCAAGATCATATTGGTCCATGATGTATTTGACAATCTGGTATTCCGCTTCATCGATCACAAACGGTTTGCCGCCGCCTGCCGCCTGGTATCCAAGACATGGCGTTGTCTGGTAGCCGTGCTGCAGAGCCTTTTCCTTCATGCCGCGCAGAACCTCGCCAGAGAGACGGATAGAATAGTATTCGTCCATCCATTCGATAATACGCTCGATCAGCGTACCGAACGGACCGTCGATCAGTGGCTCTGAGATACTGATCACATCTACATTGCTCTTTTTCAGCAGTGATTTGTAGACGATGGATTCTTCCTGATTACGGGCAAACCGGCTGTATTTCCAGACCAGGATCACGTCGATCGGGTGGGACTCCTGTTTGGCAAGCGCGATCATCTCCTGAAACTTCGGCCGCCGGTCCGCATGCCGGCCGGAGACGGATTCCTCGAAGATGAACTCTTTTGCGATGACAATCCCGTTCTTCTTCGCGTAGTCCAGGAGTAGGCGCTGCTGGGCATCCGGAGAGAGTTCTGTCTGATCCGCGGTGCTGACGCGGATGTAGAGAGCACCGTTTTTAAGTGCTGACATAATATCACCTTCTTTAATTTTGGGTATAAGAAAAACACCAAAACAAACGTTCTGATTGATTGGCGCTTCCGAAGATGATACAATATGTTTTGCGAACTGGTATCATTCTTCGGAATGTTACTGAGCCGTCCTGGTGTTGGCGCACCGGGGCGGTTTTTTATTTTAGTTTAAATTCTGTATAGCGTAATCGGCTTCCTCGGCGGTAAACTGTTCACCGTATTCAGAAGTAAGCTGATCGCGGATCGCTTCTGGCGACATATCCATATTATCGCGGTAGTCTTTTGCGGTCTCGAGCGCGTTTTCGTTCCAATCGGCATTTATATTGTCGACAGCGTACTGCGCCTCTTCAGCGGTAAATTTTTCGCCATTTTCAGAAGTAAGCTGATCATAGAGTCCGGCTTTCGACATATGCATCGTTTCATTGTAGTTTTCTGCTGTTGCAAGGGCATTTGCATTCCAGTCGGCGGTCATATTGTCAACTGCATACTGGGCAGCCTCGGCAGAGAACTGGTCTCCATACTCGGAGGTCAACTGATCGTAGATTCCGGCTTTTGACATGTGCATTATTTCACTGTAGCTTTCAGCTGAATTAAGAGCCGATGTATAGTCCCACGGAACGCTGGAGTCTTCGGATTCGGACTGTGTACTTGCGGCTTCTTCGGTTGGAGTCGGTGTTGCCTCTTCCGTAGGCGTTGGAGTTTCGGTCTCGCTGATGCTGCTGGAAGCAGTAGACGAAGAGCTTGAGGAACTCGAGGAGCTGGAAGCGGTTGACGATCCGCAGGCAGTCAGAGCGGAAGCGGTGAGGGCAGTTGCCAGAATGAGGGTCACGATTTTCTTTTTCATAGACATTCTTCTTTTTTATATTTTATCGCATTTAGGATTCTGGTGCTACTTTAGATCCCTTGCTGCGATTACAACGCCAACATAATGTTTGAAGATTATCTTCAACAGTCAATCCACCTTTTGATACAGGAATAATGTGATCAATTTCAAGCAATAAATGAGGTTCCTGCGCAACAGAGATACCACATTGTTTGCAGGTGAATTTATCACGTTCTTTAATGTGCTGACGAAGTTTACTTGTCATGAGAGCACGTTGTCCGGCCACACTTTTGCTGAATTTTATCTTTTCAGATAAGAACTGGATGAATTTATTTAGATTTTCAATATTCATTACCACTTCACACTGAGTAGAAGCATTACCACCCGAACTAACATATTCAAAAATATATTTCGGGAAATATGCAGTACTCATATCTATCGGTTTGAATCCGAGATTCTTTTCCAATTTTCTTTTTCCTATGGTGCGAATAAGAAAAGGAATTTCTGTTTCGATGCTTTTAAAGATACTATCTTTTTCCGCTTTAAGATTCTGTTTACCTTCTTCGGCAGCCTCGAAATTATTTAAAATTGTTTCGAAATTGGACAGCGTTTCTTCGTTTGCCTTTATTCCAAAATACTTACAAACATACTCGAAAGGTTTCTTCCGGGCGTTGTCACAGACAGAACGAGAACATTGATGAACATTTGGCTCATATTTCTGGTCTTTCAAGTATTTTCTTTGATAATTCCACTTGCTGGAATCATGGTAAGTAGCATCGCCATAGTCTACTTTATTTGAGATCAAAGTTGTGTCTTTGAGACTCTCAATATGCTCGTTCAATTCATTGCAGCTTTTGGCGTATGTAGCGATTCGCTGTTTGATAGCTTTAAAATTCTGACTGTTAAAATAACAATGTTCATAAAGTTTCCAAAGAAGATATGTTCCGAGGATAAAGGCAGCTATGCCTAAAAGATACGGCCATATTTCGTTAAGAATACAGAGAATAATTGTTATGATGATTAGAAACATAAAAAACTTCATATGCTTTTCCTCGTTTGCTTTATATTATATTTTATATTTGTATTGCTACGGGAAAATCATAGGCACCACCCCTCAACATATATTAGGTAAAACATCTCATATAAGTACGTTTGAGAATTAAAAAAATTACACTTTTTAGAATATCTTTTCAGATTTTGCAGATACTGTCCGCATGAAGATATTAATTGCAGAAGTCATCTATAAGAAAAACCTCTCACTCCGGCAGGTGTCAATTCTGACCGGAATCCCGAAGTCCACGCTCAATGATCTGTGCAAGGGAAGCATACCGCGATTGGATACATTGGAGCAGATCGCCAAGGGCTTGCAAGTGCGGATGCACGATTTATATGACAGCCCTTATAAGTGATTTTCAAAAAGTGTCCGAGATTTCGGACGATTTCCAAAATTTACTAATTTTCACCCTTTTGATCCGTAATATTAATATAGAGAACAAATTGTTCGAGAAAAGATATTGAAATCGAACGAACGTTCGTATATAATGAGACTAGATCGGAGGGTACATATTATGGATGATTACAAGAAACTTATAATTGAAATGCTTGATCATGCCGATGATAGGAGATTAATCCTGATCTTTACGTATGTCAAAGCGATCTTGGGGCTGAGGTAATCAGCCCTTTTTTTCTTGCAATAATTCAACCATTTTCTGCAGGGATTCCCAGTCGGATTCATCTAACGCAGCCAGCATTGATATGAACTTTTTCTTAAAAGTGTCTTCTTCATCTTTTAGAATGCCGCCGACGAAAGCGGCGATCTGTTCATCACGGGACGCTTCAATAAACATTTCTCCTTCACCGGTGCGTAGCCAGGTCTCATTGACTCTTCCTTTTGGGAAGTCTGTCTTACATATAAGAGAGATGACGGCATCACTTGGCTGGCGTTTACCTGTTTCGTAACCGGCGATATTATTTCTTGCAGTTCCAAGTTTGTCAGCAAATTCTTGCTGGGTTATATCTAATTCTTTTCTTAATCTCTTAAGACGTTCATTCATTTTCTCACCTCTTTCCCTTGAATGTATTGTAACCCATGACAGAAAAAAAATCAATATAAAATTGTGGCATAAGAACAAAAAGTCGAAAAGCCACAAAAAAACTATTGACAAAAGACCTTAAGCCACATATAATAGACGCATAGCAACAACGCAAGCGAGAAAAATCATTGTGTTGTTGGTAAATCAAAGAAAGGAAGTGAAACGAGATGTCAGAAAAAGAAAAACAGATTCTGGAAACCATCGCAACGGCAATTTCTAAAATGTCTGATTTTGACAAGGGTTATCTCTTGGGTATGGGAGAAGCCATGGTAAGCCAGAAGCAGGATGACAAAAAAAAGAAAGAAGGTGAATTACATGAACACGTTCAAGAATTACGGATGCCCTAAGGGAGCACCGGGAGCTATGGGCGTTGACTATGCACAGCTTGAAAAAACAATTTCTTTTGCTATGCATCAGTTCATGGCGAAAAGAGAAGAGATCTTGCTTGGCGGGAAACCAGAGCCACCAGAGGTAACAGGATATAAAGTTTATATCTATTACAACGGTGGCGCGGCTGAGTTTTGGTTATGGCGTGAGAATCAGTGGGTAAATTGGTCTTATATGGAACAATGAAGAGTTTCAGCGAGTTCTACAAAAGGCTGCCGGAATGATTCTCCAGAAAGGATGCTCCAATAACTTAAATACCGAGTAAGTGAGCGTTCATCTTCTGGTAACCTGCTTAAAAGGGGAACAGTTTCCCATAATGCAGGGTATTTGCGAAAAATTGGTAGAAGTAATTTGGCAATTTGCAAATTGAAATTTCTGTCATAGCATTCGGAAACAGCATGAACCCAAATATTAGAAGATGGATCGGAGACATCCAAAAGATTTTGAAGGTTAGATACGGAATTCATGCGATTATCGCAGTAGGAGATAAAAGATCCCGCGTATTCGGGATGACCGAGGATTCCACTTTTCGCCCAAACAATGGCCAGCTGTTCCATGAAAAACAAAGAGGAAAGTTCGCAAATGCTTTCTTCAAACCATCGCATCTTTTGTGGAACTGGATTTCCAATTAAAAGGTGACAGAATTCATGGGAAAATTGATAGGCTATTTGAGACCAAGAAGTGTCCATACAGCAGATATGAATTTTATCGTAAGTAGAAGCGGTTTCTGGGTGTTCAAAGCGAATATCATTTATAAGTCGGAATGTAGGGGCTTGTTTGTGAAAATACGGTTCCATCAATTTGATCAGCTCGTCAATGATAACTACGATGTTCGAAGTGTTTGGCACATATGCTTTTTCGGTGTAGTGAAAGCGAGATTGGATAATGGTTACATCACTATTCATGGCAATTCTCCTTTTCAAAATATTTTGAAAGAAGTATAACACAAAATCAAAAATAAAGATAGAAAGAAGGAATTAGATGAACGAGTTGTTAAAAATTAACTACGAGGCAGAACAGCCGACCGTATCAGCAAGAGATTTACATGAAGCATTGGAAATCAATACGAGATTCAATGATTGGTTTTCTCGGATGACAGAATATGGTTTCGAAAGTGGAAAAGACTTTTACTCAAAAATGAGTAAAACCTCGGAAACAGGTGGCAGGCCAGCTATTGACTATCAGATTTCCGTGGACATGGCAAAACAGATCTGCATGATCCAGCGGTCTGAGAAAGGCAAGCAGTACCGTCAGTATTTCATTGATTTAGAGAAAGCCTGGAACACCCCGGAGCAGATTTTCGCCCGTGCCTTGAAAATGGCAGATCAGAAGATCGAGAAGCTGAAAGAGAGCAACGCCGGTCTGCTGGAAGATGTCGAGCGCATGCGTCCGAAGGAAATCTTCGCGGATGCGGTGAAAGCAAGCACCAGTTCCATCCTGATCGGAGATCTCGCAAAGCTCCTGCGCCAGAACGGCGTGGACACTGGACAGAAAAGATTGTTCGAACAGCTTCGTAATGAAGGTTACCTTATGAAGACTGGATCCAGTCGGAACATGCCGAAGCAGAAATACGTGGCAAATGGATTTTTCCAGATCAAAGAGACTGTGATTTCCAATCCGGACGGCAGCGTGCGGATGACCAAAACAACAAAGGTGACTGGGAAAGGCCAGCAGTATTTCCTGAATAAATATTTGAAGAACAAGGAGGCAGTATGAGCCAGAAGAAACTGAGTGAGTACATCGATGCTCTGGACGGGATCACGTATCCGCAGTGGGTAAAGCTGAGAGAAGGAATTAATATGCAGTTTGATTTTTCCAGAAGAGAGCTGGAAAAAGATATGCAGGTCTCTTCTGGAGAAACGGCGAAATTTATCCGCTCACATTTTGGAGAGGCAAGCGTTAAGTGATGCTGATGTTCGAAATAGCAATAGTAATTATTGTACTTGGAATGAATATGCTTTCCGCATTGTGCTATTCAAAAGAAAAGAAACGCACAGGCCTTATTTTAAAGGCACTGGCAGATGGCATTTCTTTAATATTTGTCTGTACTCGATGAAGATTGCTTTTGACAGGTCCTCAAAAACCTCGTCCATTTTTTGAGCACATTTTTCATATGGATATTCTGGATTGTCATTTTCAGCTTCCGCCAAGTTTAGGAATGCTAAATAGAAATCAGAATACATTGCCTGAGATAGTGGTTCCATGAGATGGATGTTTTGAGTCATTATATCCAAAAATGTGGAACGTACTTCAATAGACATAGTGCTCAACTGATTTTGAGGGAAGAATCCCATGCGATATCTCTGATAAAACGGGACATAAAATTTTAAAAGCTGTTCTTTTCTGACGTTGTATTTTCTGTCGGATGAGTCTTTTATCGAGTTTAGATAAACAAGGGTAAACGACCCAATTACAGTGATTACAGAAACAATAACAGAGCTATTCACGATGATCTCCTTTCTGAAATACTCGGGCATGGCAGTGCCTTGTATAACCAGAATAGGAGTGGAGCAGTAAAAAGTCAATAAAAAGAAAAAGTCCCACAGGAAGGACCAGTTCCCACGGGACACAATACAAAAAAAATTTGCAACTACATAATAGCTCAAAAATGATTATGAATCAATAGAAAATCATTACAGAGCCGGGTTGCATACGATAAGGAAGAGGTGATGCCTTATGAAAGAAATCATGGTTGTTACTCGGATCACGATCGGAGGACAGCAGTATACGGCAGAGGAACTCGGAGAAAAGAAAGTAAAAGAGATCGTTCGCCAGCGGATGGAAGCCGCGGTGGAGTCGATGGGGTATGAAAGGAGTAAGAAATGAAAGCATCAGATAAAGCGGCGCTGGCGGTCGGCGCGGTTGGTACATGGATCTACATCGGCGGCGTGGATTCGGATCTGTGGGGCCGCGCCGCCCTGGGAGCTGGAATGTTCCTTCTGGCGCTCGTGGCAAAGAAGATCGGCGATTACGTCGAAGAGTGCCGCGAGGAGCAGGAAGAGCGGGAAGAAGAGCGCCGGGACGAGGTGTTTGCGGCGTGGATCCGCTCAGGGTCGTTGAAAGAAGGGTGAGAATGATGCAGATTGTTGAATATACGGAGGCAGTGGATCTGACGATGCACGGAATGCATGATGATATCTACGTCATGCATCCGGTTGCCATCAGCAGTATGACCATGCAGGATGTGCGGGCGGCCGCAGAAGCCGGGGCTGTGTTTGCGGTCATGAAACAGCCACGGAAAGAGCCGGAAACGAAAGAAGAGGTAAAACCAACGCCCCCCCCCGAAAAGCCCTGCTGGACAGGGCAGGAAGAGGAAGCTGGACACTGGAAAGATGACGGCACTTCGAAACGCCGGATGGTCCTATGAGAAGATTGCAGACGAAATGGGCTGCAGTGCGGGGACCGTATGGAATTTCTTTAACAAAGACAAGGAGGATAAGAAAGTTGTCAGTGAAAATCAATAAACTTGAAATCGAAAACGTCAAGCGAATCAAAGCAGTAAAACTGGAACCGACGGCAAACGGTCTGACCGTCATTGGTGGCAGAAACAACCAGGGTAAGACGTCGGTGCTGGATTCCATCGCGTGGGCATTGGGTGGCGAAAACTTCAGACCATCAGATGCGACGCGCGAGGGATCCATCATCCCGCCAAACTTAAAAATTGTGTTGAACAATGGCCTGATTGTTGAGCGTAAAGGCAAAAACAGCGCGTTGAAGGTAACGGATCCAAGCGGTCAGAAGGCCGGACAGTCGTTGTTGAACACTTTTGTCGAGTCTCTGGCGTTAAATCTTCCGAAGTTCATGGAGAGCTCCGGGAAGGAAAAAGCACAGACGTTGTTACAGATCATCGGCGTTGGTAACCAGTTGGCAGAGTTGGAAAAAGAAGAAAAAGAGCTGTATCAGGATCGGTTGTATATCGGCCGGACTGCGGATCAGAAAGAGAAGTTTGCCAAGGAACAGCCATATTACCCCGATGCACCCAAGGATCTGGTTTCTCCATCTGCGCTGATCCGACAGCAGCAGGACATCCTTGCTCAGAATGGCGAAAATCAAAGGAAAAGAGAACAGGCAGGAAAGATCCGGGAAGAGGTAAAACGCGCTTATGAAGAAGTAAAGCGGTTGTCTGATCAGCTGGAAGCAGCAAAGCAGCATCATCTGCAGCTGGTAAAAGATCTGGAAACTGCTGAAAAGTCGGCCGCTGATCTGGTCGATCAGTCTACCAAGGAGCTGGAAGACAGCATTTCCAATATTGAGGAAATCAATCGAATGGTACGCGCAAATCTGGACAAGGAGAAGGCGGAGGATGATGCAAAAGAATACCGTCGTCAGTATGATCAGCTTTCAGAGAAAATTACTTCTGTCCGGGAAAAGAAAGCAAACCTGCTTTCTTCTGCAGAGCTGCCTCTTCCAGATCTGTCAGTAAAGGAAGGCGAGCTGGTATATAAAGGGCAGAAATGGGACAACATGTCCGGTTCTGAACGGCTGATGGTATCAACTGCCATTGTCCGGAAATTGAATCCGGAGTGTGGCTTTGTTCTCCTGGATAAACTGGAACAGATGGATCTGCAGACACTGCAGGAGTTTGGTTCCTGGCTGGAAGGCGAGGGGCTGCAGGCGATCGCTACTAGGGTAAGTACCGGTGATGAATGCAGCATCATTATCGAAGACGGTTATGTGGTTGGACAGGCGCAGGCTGAACAGCCACAGCAGAAATCATGGAAGGCAGGTGTATTTTAATGGAAATTATCAAAGGTGTGATTCCCTGTGCAAAAAAAGTTGTGGTTTATGGTCCGGAAGGAATTGGAAAATCTACGTTTGCCAGTAAATTCCCGGATCCGGTGTTCATTGACACTGAGGGTAGCACGAACTCAATGGATGTTGCCCGGTTGCCAAAAGCTACAAGCTGGCAGAATCTTCTTGACCAGGTGGACTACATCCGGACGCATCCGGACGTGTGTAAAACGCTTGTGGTTGACACGATCGACTGGGCTGAGTCTATGTGCATCCAGTTTATCTGCGATAAGCATCGGAAGTTTGGAATCGAGGATTTCGGGTATGGAAACGGCTATACCTATGTAAAAGAGGAGATTGGCCGGTTCCTGAATCGGCTTTCAGAAGTTGTGGAAGCGGGCGTCAACGTGGTTCTTACAGCACATGCGCAGATTAAAAAATTTGAACAGCCGGATGAGCTGGGAGCTTATGACCGATGGGAGCTGAAGCTTGGAAAGAAAACAACATCCCAGACATCGCCGCTGATCAAGGAATGGGCGGACATGCTGCTGTTTGCCAACTACAAAACGTTTTCCATTGCAGTTGATGACAAGGGAAAGAAGAGGAAAGCGCAGGGCGGTGAGCGTGTCATGTACACGTCACACAACGCCTGCTGGGATGCAAAGAACCGTTTCGGTCTGCCGGATGAGGTTCCGTTTGACTACAAAGTCATTCAGAGCATTATAGAACAGGGAAAAGCTTCCGCAGATATGAAACCGTACAAAGCTGCAGAAGCACCTAAAACGGCGTCAGCTCCTGAGCCCGTTCCGGAAGCTCCGAAGCCGACAACGCCAGAAGAAGTAACTGGGGAACAGATGAATCTTCCACTGGATGAGCCGCCTAAAGCGCCGGATCCTGCTGGGGAGAGCAGTCTGGATCCGGAAATCCCGAAGGCGCTGCGAGATCTGATGGAAACTTATCACGTAGATGAATGGGACGTGGAGAACGTCGTAGAAGCGAAAGGGTATGTTCCTGTCGGCACGAAGATCAAAGATTACGATGTCGTAAATCCTGGCATTATCGAGGGGCTTCTGGTAGCCTGCTGGGACCAGGTCTATGCTGCAATCAAAGAAATGAAAGAAAAACAGGAAATTCCATTTAATTAAGGAGGAAAACGATTATGTCAGTAGAAGGAAGAGAACTTGGATGGGATGATTCTATTAAACAGGATTCCCAGAACTTTGATCCAATCCCGGAGGGGGATTACAACGTAACCATCGAGAAATATGACCGCAGCAGATCCAAAGGAGAAGGAAAGCTCCCGCCATGCAATATGGCAGTTGTGTACTTCATCGTACACGCAGACCGCGAAATCACAATTCGTGAGAACTACATCTTACATAGCAGCCTGGAATGGAAACTGTCAGAGCTGTTCCGTGGCGTCGGTCTGAAAAAAGAGGGGGAAGAGCTTCGGATGGACTGGAATGCGCTTCCAGGAAAAACGGCAAGAGCGAAAATCGGCGTGAAGCCGGGAATCAAAGACCCAAGTAAGAAGTTCAACTACATTGAAAAGCTGTATCCGAAAGATTCGGACAAGCCAGCATTTACACCGGGGAGATTTTAAATGGAACTGAGACCGTATCAGAAAGAAGCAAAAGAAGCGATTTTTGAACAGTGGGACAGCGGGGTGTTAAAAACCCTGCTGGTCCTTCCTACTGGATGTGGAAAGACGGTAGTCTTTGCCAAAGTAACAGAAGAGTGTGTTCGGCAGGGAGACCGTGTTCTGATCCTGGCACACAGAGGGGAGCTGCTGGAACAGGCCGCAGATAAACTGATGAAGACAACCGGTCTTGGCTGTGCCCTTGAAAAAGCAGAGAGTTCCTGTCAGGGAAGCTGGTTCCGCGTAGTAGTTGGTTCTGTGCAGACACTGATGAGAGAGAAACGTCTGAACAGTTTCGATCCCTTTTATTTTAACACGATCATCATTGACGAAGCTCATCACTGTATTTCGGACAGCTATCAGCGTGTGCTGCAGCATTTCCCGCATGCACATGTATTAGGCGTAACAGCAACGCCAGATCGCGGTGATATGCGGAATCTTGGGGCCTATTTTGAGTCACTGGCCTATGAATATACACTTCCGAAAGCAATCAAAGAAGGGTATCTGTCCCCGATCAAGGCGCTGACTATTCCGCTTAAAATTGATATGAGTAGTGTATCGGTACAGGCCGGAGACTTTAAAGCAAGCGAAATCGGCACCGCCTTGGATCCGTATCTGCAGGGCATTGCGGAAGAAATGCAGAAATACTGCCGGGATAAAAAAACGGTGGTGTTCCTTCCGCTGGTAAAGACCAGCCAGAAATTCCGTGATTTGCTGAATCAGTATGGATTTAGGGCGGCAGAAGTAAATGGAGACAGCCAGGACAGAGCTGAAATTCTGAAAGATTTTGATGCCGGGAAGTATAACGTGCTGTGCAATTCGATGCTCCTGACAGAGGGCTGGGATTGCCCGTCTGTGAATTGTATTGTGGTTCTCAGACCAACCAAGGTGCGGAGCCTGTATTGTCAGATGGTGGGGCGCGGTACCCGATTGTCCCCGGAAACAGGAAAAGACCATCTACTGTTGCTTGATTTTTTGTGGCACACAGAGCGGCATGAGCTGTGCCATCCGGCGAGCCTGATCTGCGAAAATGAAGAAGTAGCCCAGCAGATGACAGAAAATCTGGAAAAAGAAGCAGGCATGCCGGTTGATCTCGAAGAAGCGGAACAGAAAGCATCGGAGGATGTCGTAGCACAAAGAGAAGAAGCTTTAGCAAAGCAGCTTGCAGAAATGAAGAAGCGCAAAAAGAAACTGGTGGATCCGCTGCAGTTTGAAATGTCCATCCAGGCAGAAGACCTGTCCAGCTATGTTCCCTCTTTTGGGTGGGAAATGGGACCGCCATCTGAGAAGCAGAAAAAGACACTGGAAAAGCTGGGCATTATGCCGGATGAAATCGAGAATGCAGGAAAAGCAGAAAAGATCTTGGATCGATTGAGTAAAAGACGCACGGAGGGGCTGACGACACCAAAACAGATCCGTTTTCTGGAAAGCAGGGGATTTGAGCATGTAGGAACTTGGCAGTTTGAAACAGCAAAGAATCTGATCGACAGGATCGCAGCGAATGGCTGGCGGATTCCAATGGATATCAACCCGAGAGAATATAAAGGAGCTTAAAGAGTATGGAACAGAGGACGAGCCTTACAGAAATTATAGAACATATCAATCCATCCGAGCTTACTTATCAGGAATGGTGTTCTGTCGGGATGGCTCTGAAACAGGAAGGTTATCCGGTGTCTGTATGGGATGCCTGGAGCCAGAAAGATTACGGCAGATATCATGCAAATGAATGTGAGAAAAAATGGAGAACCTTTTCTGGCTCATCCTCACCGGTAACCGGCGGCACGATCGTACAGCTTGCCCTGGATCATGGATGGGTTCCGGAGAAGGGCCATGAACTGGATTGGAACGACAGTATCGCGGTGGACAGTGACCGTGTTGTTGTGGATAAAAACTGGCTGGAAGGGAAAGAGATACAGGAGCCTTCCAACTGGAATCCGGCGGATCAGCTGATCACGTATCTGGAAACACTGTTTGAAGCAGGAGAAAACGTAGGATACGTCACTGGAAGCTGGGAAAAGACAGATGAAAAAGGTACGCGCTGGCTGCCACAAAAAGGCAGCTGGGACCGTACTGCCGGACAGTTGATTGAATTGCTGAACGACTGTAAAGGGGACATTGGCGCAGTACTTGGTGACTACAATCCGGAAGCCGGGGCGTGGATCCGCTTCAATCCGTTGGACGGAAACGGCTGTAAAAATGAAAATGTAACAGAATACCGGTATGCTTTAGTAGAGTCAGATCATATGGAGCTGGAACAGCAGAATGCTATCCTGCGGGAGCTAGAACTTCCGATCGCCTGCCTGGTATATTCCGGAAAAAAGAGCCTGCATGCTATTGTGCGGGTAGATGCGGCAGATTACAACGAGTATCGAAAACGGGTTGATTATCTGTATGAAGTCTGCCAGAAAAACGGAATCGACGTGGATACACAGAACCGGAATCCATCGAGACTTTCCAGAATGCCAGGAGTGCAGCGTGGTGAAAAGAAACAGTTCATCGTAGATACTAACATCGGAAAACAGTCTTGGAATGAATGGTACGAGTGGATTGAGGGTGTCAACGATGATCTGCCGGAGCCGGAAGGGCTGGAAAGTGTATGGGATAATCTGCCGGAGCTGTCACCGTGTCTGATTGATGGAATCTTAAGAAAAGGGCATAAAATGCTTATTTCCGGTCCGTCTAAGGCAGGTAAGTCATTCCTGCAGATCGAGCTGTGTATAGCCATAGCAGAAGGAAAGAAGTGGCTGCAGTGGCACTGTGCGCAGGGACGGGTCATGTACGTCAACCTGGAGCTTGACCGGGCGAGCTGTCTGCACCGTTTTAAGGATGTATACGAAGCAATGGGCTTTACACCGGATAATCTGCAGAATATTGATATCTGGAACCTGCGTGGTAAATCAGTCCCTATGGATAAGCTGGCACCAAAGCTGATCCGGCGTGCTGCGAAGAAGAACTATGTGGCGATCATCATTGACCCGATTTATAAGGTCATTACAGGAGATGAGAACAGCGCGGATCAGATGGCGAATTTCTGTAACCAATTTGATAAAGTCTGCACAGAGCTTGGATGCGCGGTGATTTATTGCCATCATCACAGTAAAGGAAACCAGGGCGGAAAGAAGTCCATGGATCGTGCTTCTGGTTCCGGTGTATTTGCCCGTGATCCGGATGCTCTGCTGGATCTGATCGAGCTGGAACCTACGGAAGCGCTGATGAAGCAGGAAGAAAATAAAGCGATCTGCAAGGCGTGTACGGATTATCTGGATGCGCATTTCAAGTGGGAGGATGATCTTTCGCAGGACGATTTACTAAGCAGTGCGCAGATGATGAGCTACTGCGAGGCGCATCTGGACCGGTGGCAGAAGATAGCCCTGGACAAGCAGATCACCGAGGCAAAAGCGGCAGTACAGGCCCATACGGCATGGAGAATCGAAGGGACACTTCGAGAATTTCCAAAGTTCGAACCGGTCAACATGTGGTTTGAGTATCCGGTTCACTGTCTGGATCAGATCGGTGTGCTGAAAGATCTTGAGCTGGAAGCAGACAAACCGGCATGGCAGAAAGGTAGAGAAGCCAGAAAGAAACAAGGAGAGCAAGCGCGTAAAGCCAAAAAGGAAAAATATAAGATGGCGATAGAAAATTTCCGGTTTACGCATGAGGACAAATATCCGACTGTAAAGGAGCTGTATGAAGTCCTGAAATCGGATGCAGAAGCAACCGGCGAGAAATATCCGGAGGAAAAAACGGTTCGAAATTCATTAAAAGAAATCGGATTTATGGTAAATAAAGATACGCGTTGTATTTGCCCGATACCTGAAACATTTTAGGTTATGGGCAAATGCCCGACACCTAAAATAACATAGGTCACGGGAATTCCCGCAATCATGGTAACGGGCATCGGGCAGAAAGTTGCCCGACACCTTGTTTTTTAGGTGGCAGGAATGCCCGCCCGGCACCTGTATATAAATATATACCCTAATCGGGCGGGAATGTGCGGGCATGCCCACCCTAAGTGTGGGGCGATTGAGTACGCCCCCACAACGGGTTAGGAGCATACCCACCCAGCACAGACGCGCAGGAAAGGAATGATAAAACATGTCACACGACAAACGACTCAAAATTGCGGGACAGATGCCTCCGCTTAGAAGAATCCCCTTTGGAGAAATTTATGACGCATCGAAAGACGAAGTTCTTCTGTGGCTGAAAGAACAGCCGGAGCTTTTGAATTTGTTTGCTGACAAATTAAGATCTTGGGGTTGCATCACATTTGATAAAAAATCTGGTACTTGGAGAGGGGCTGATTATCATGATTGATTTTTTTATGGCGATGAACCCGCCGACGATAACACATCAGGAACATAAAGTTGCAATCGTAAATGGGAAACCGGTATTTTACGAAACACCAGAATTAAAAAGAGCCCGGCAGAAACTGATTGGGCATCTGTGTAAATATAAGCCAGAAGACATGGAACCGTACCAGAAAGGTGTACGCCTGGTTACAAAGTGGTGCTTCCCGCAGGGAGAGAAACATAAGGACGGAGAATACCGGACTACAAAGCCTGACACCGATAACCTGCAGAAGCTGCTGAAAGATTGCATGACGACGGTAGGATTCTGGAAAGATGATGCACTGGTTGCGTCAGAGATCGTGGAAAAGTTCTGGGCGCGCATCCCAGGCATTTACATCAAGATTGAGGAGCTGCCATGATGAATTATTTTAAATTCTTTACAGAGGTCTGGCGATTCTTCAAGAAGTATTATGATCGGCCAGGAAAAGAACAGGATTATGAGGAGAGTGTTCGGGAATGCTCTCAGCTTGCGAAAACGTTCGGAAATGGAGAGTTTGTAAACCAGGTATGCATGGCAGTCCTGGAAGAACTGGAACGCTGCTGGAAGGGCAGAGAGGAGGAGTAGATGGCAGTGATTGGAATCATCGTGTTTTGCGGGGGGATCATCTGTGCGGCGTCGTGGTTACTGAACCGGCCAGAGCGTCCGAAGGATCCGGAAGAGGACCGGGAGCAGGAAGAATATCTTACGGAATGGAGCAAGAAGCATAAGAGACGATGATGCAGCAAGTTACTATGAGCGAGTATTTAAAAACTCGATACGGTAGTTTTCCCCATTGTGGTAGCTGCGTGTGTCAAAAATGCTTGTACTGGTGGAGTGGTAGATGTCCGGAGGGCGGATGCTATGATGATAAGAGGGCGAAAGAAGAGCCTTATAACAAGAAATTCCCTGAACGTTCGCCGCGGATACAGTGGTCAAATTGGAATCTTCTCGGCGAACAGGCACATTGGTGTAGAGGTGGAAATTTTTACCCGGTGTCATACTGTGAACGCTTCGTAAAATATCAGGGATCAGAGATAGAAGATTGCATACGGGCACCGGTGCAGTATTTTCAAGATGGATACCTAAAATGCACGCTGAAAGACCGGATCGGATGCGAAGCATGTGCAATGGGGAGAAACGATAAGAATATTTTCGACTGTCAGTATATGACGGATTCAGGCTGTAACAAGCTGATCGAAGCAAAGAATAGAATGTTGGATGCAATTGCATCTGGAGCTGAAATTGAACCATGCGAACGGCAATGTTGTGCAGGTTGCACGAGGCAGTGTCAGTATCGATGTGGTGTGAAATAAGCAGAAAGGAGCCAGCCTCCGGCCGGGGCAAGGGTATACCGGGCTTCTGAATGGCGAATAGAGGGAAGAAAACAATGGACGTAGAGAAAAGAGAACTTACATTCAGTGTACAAGGTGAATTTATCACCAATATAGCCAGAGAGTGGTTTTATCTGGAAGGAAAACCATTCGATAAAGTCATGGAGCTTCTCATGGACTGTATGTCTGGTACAGATGAAACGGAAGCACAGATCAAAAGGCATGCGGAAGATATCCTTCTTGGACGGGCAGCCCTGAAAGGTAATACTGGAGATGGTACTTATCGTCTTGTGGTATATGAGCCGGGAGAAGAAGAGACGCTTCCGAAAAGCATGGACATTTGGCGGGAAGTGAAAAAGAGAAAAGACGCAGAAGAGAGCCTCCGAGATATGGTGCAAAAATGGAATACTGCGAGGGAATGCATTCCAGAAGACATACAAAGAGCAATCAGAAGAGAACTTGATGAGGAAACAGAGGAAGACAGAAGATTCTCTATGCTGGATGATTTTCTTGAAAGAATGGCGGATGAGGAAGAACATACGACTGCAGATTATGGTTGGCTGGAACCGAACGGAAAATTTCACGAGGTTGACTGGAGTAATCATCAGGATTGGGCTAATAACTACGTGAATAAGAATTTTCCAGACGAAGTTATGAATACAGATCTGGACATTCAGCGAAAATGTGATGTAGGGCTGTTCGGGGCCGCGGATTGGCTCGTAGAACGAGGATGGGTTCTACTTCACAATCCGGGCATGGGGATTGCAACTCCGACCAAGAATCCGGCAAGAGAGTTCACAAAGGCGCAGAAAGAGTTCCTCTACGATTATTACATGGAGAGAAATCGTGAGAATGAGGCAAATGCAATTTGGGAGGAATAAGGATGAAACATACATTGAAAAGGGTTCCGGAGGTACTGCCATGAAAAAGGAGACACCAGAACAGCAGTTAAATTTGCTTTGCAGACTTATAATCCGTGAACGTGATAATTGGAACTATATCAACGAAAACAGCTGCAATGATCCGTTCTGGCCGGATGGCTGCAATATGAATCTGACGAGAAATCATATTATTTCTTACAAGAGAGATATTGCAGAGTTATGTGAAGAAAACGGAATGCCGCTTCCGGAAGAATATTTTTTGAAGATTCCACCGGAAGTTGATGATAATTATATGGCAAATCTGAAACAAAAAGCTCGTGTTGAGCGGTTAAAACAGCAGGGAGATAGATTAAACCAGAAGAAACAGAAGTTTGTTGATGATGGACAGTTGGAATTTTGCTGAGGAGGAAAAGCGAGTATGAAATTATTAAAAGTAAAAATCATCGATGATCAATTAAAAGAATACGGATTTCATAAAGTGCAAGAGAATAGAGACGAGATCACATATGAAATGAATTACACACATGGTACAAAGAAAATGGTTAAAGTCACATTTTATGGAGTAATGGTGTATATTTGCCCAGAAGAAGCAGACTATTTAATTCCGGCATTTCTTACGATGGATGAAATGAAGATGTTTCAGAACAAGATTAAAGAATTTAGGAAGAACAGAAAGGGGCATGGCAGATGAATGGTGAAGGATATCGCGATCCAACCGCAGACAAAGCAATTCGAAACGCCGTCCGCCTGCCGAGGCCAATCTGGAACGTGGTCAAGGCTGTGCGGGAGGTTCTGAACGTGTCGCATCTGGAGTTGGTTGAGATCAGAATGAGAGACAGGACAACCGGAAAAGAACACACATGGGGAGGTGATACCAATGGAGAAAAAGGCACTGGAGCAGTACATAGACGCGTGCGAGCTGATAAAGGAGACGGAAAAGGACATTCGACGGCTGAAAAAGAAGCGGCAGACCATCGTGCAGACGAACGTATCCGGGAGCAATCCGGATTTTCCGTACAATCCGCAGCACTTCAAAATCGCGGGGACAGCGTTCACTTATGAGGAGGATGCCCGCCTGCGGCATGAGGAGAAGATTCTGGAAGAGCGCCGGGAGCAGGCGCAGCGGCTGAAAGTGGAAGTGGAGCAGTGGATGAACCACATTCCACAGAGGATGCAGCGGATCATCAAGTACAGAGTCTTCGAGGAGATGAGCTGGAGCCAGGTGGCAAGTAAACTGGGGCGGAAAGCTACGGAGGGCAGTGTGAAAATGGAATTTCAAAGATTTTTCGAGAAAGAGTAAACTTTGTTACGTTTGTTACATATGTTACGATTCAAAATGTTATAGTGTATCATGGAAGAACGGCAGGAAGGGTTTCATCTTTTCTTTACCTCCTTGTGAATGTATTTTGAGCGGCGGTCAGGTGTTACAGCTTGACCGCTGATTGGGCGGCATCAGCCCGTGGAAAAAGTCCGAATGATGTACGATGTTGAACGAAGCCCCCAGACATCTGAACTGAGAGCGATGCACCGCCTTAGAGAGATTGACAAGGCCTGCTTGAATTTTATAGTTATGTAGTGCCATAACTACAAAAAACGGTAGGAAGTGCTATTGGAACGTAGCTCAAGGAGAGCGCAGAGACGCCGGCACGAGGCGCAGGTTCGAATCCTGCCGTTCCAACTCTCCAGTGGATGGAGATTCTCCGATTTGTTACTCTTATACAAGGATTCCTCGCAGAGATGCGGGGAATTTTTGCGTGCAGAAACAGAAAGGCGGTGTTGCAGGATGGCAAAATTGACTGCAAAGCAGCAGAGATTTGTTGAGGAGTATCTGATCGACCTGAATGCAACGCAGGCCGCGATCAGAGCTGGCTATAAAGCAGGAAACTCACAAAGAGCCAGCGAAATAGGAAATGAATTACTCCAGAAAACTCCAGTTTCAGAAGCGATTCAGCAGGCAATGGCCGAAAGGTCAAAAAGACAGAGTAATCCAAGAACTGGCGCGAATAGCTTTTGTGAATCCGCAAAAAGTAATCAATTCTGAAGATGCTTCTATTCGAGCAGATGCCACAGAAGATGATTTGGCATGTATTCAGTCAGTAAAAGTTAAAACTATGGATGGTGAAAAAGGATCGTCAGTTGAAAGGGAAGTCCGATTAAATGATAAGATGAGAGCACTGGAGCTTCTTGGAAAACACCTTGGTATGTTCAAGGATAAAGTTGAGCTGGATACAGATATGGATCTCAACATCACAATTAATTACGGAGAGGACGATTCCGGATGAACATAAACGTCCAGATGAACCCAGGCTTCAAAGAAGTTGACCGCAGCCGAAAACGGTATATTGTTATGAAAGGCTCTGCCGGATCGGGGAAGAGCGTTGATACGGCGCAGAATTATATCCTGCGGCTGATACAGGATCCGGGAAGAAATCTTCTATGCGTTCGAAAGGCGGACGTGACAAACAGGGATAGCACTTTTGCAGAATTGCAGGGTGCTATTTTTCGTATGTTTGGGGAGCAGTATAAGAGATATTGGCACATCAACAGCTCCAACATGATTATGGAGTGTAAGATCAACAGGAATCAGATCATTTTCCGTGGAGTCAATGATGAGAAACAGCGTGAAAAGCTGAAATCCATTACTTTCAAGCGTGGAAAGTTGACCGATGTGTGGATTGAAGAAGCCACGGAAATTACGCAGGCGGACTTCGAGATCATTGATGACCGTCTCCGTGGTGAACTGCCGGATGGACAGTTCTATCAGATACGGATGACGTTCAACCCGGTATCGGCGTACCACTGGATTAAGCGTGTGTTTTTTGACCGGTCAGATCCGGATGTTCTGACACATCAGTCAACCTACGAGCAGAACCGCTTTATCGATGATGCCTACCGAAGACGTATGATGCGGCGTAAGGAAGTGGATCCAGAGGGGTATCGGGTATATGGCCTGGGGGAATGGGGCGAGGTCGCCGGACTGATCCTCAAAAACTATGTTGTCGAAGAATTTGACTGTTCACCGGAACGATTCGATTACATGGTCAATGCACAGGATTTCGGATTCAATCACGCCAATTGCATCGGTGAGGTTGGCTTTAAGGATGGTGAGTTGTATCTATGCCGGGAACTGTACGTGTATGAGATGGACACGGACGAGATCATCCGGCTGGCGGAGGGGCAGTTCAACAAGCGCCTGCGCATGTGGTGCGATTCTGCGGAGCCGGACCGTATCAAGATGTGGCAGAAGGCGGGATACCGCGCAAAAGGCGTGCAGAAGGAGCCGAACAGCGTGCATGCCCAGATAGATTACCTGAAACAGCACAGAATCCATATTTACCCGTCCTGCGTCAATACAATAAAAGAAATTCAGCAATGGAAGTGGAAGAAGGATGAGCGTACCAACACTTATCTCGAAGAGCCAGTTCCATTTTTTGATGATGCCATGGCGATGCTTCGATACTCCATTGAGGAAGAACGCAAGGCGAAACCACGGCTGAACAGAAAGGTGAAAGGAGGGATATAGAAGTGCGAACGAATTTGTATAGGCTACCGTCGGAAGAGACGCTGACAGATGCCAAATTGAACGAATTTATCATGCGGCATTCCGGAGAGTGCGCATTTAGATACAGCATGCTGCAGGAGGCCTACGAGACGGATTACCCGATCCTGCATGAGCCGTTAAAGCCCAAGTGGAAGCCGGACAACCGGATCATGGTCAACTTTGCGAAATACATCGTGGATACGATGAACGGCTTCTTCATCGGGCATCCGATCAAACTGCAGGTAGACGATGGAAACGAAGCGGTTGAGAAATATGTTGATTTTCTGGATCAGTATAATGATCAGGACGATAACAATGCCGAACTGTCCAAGATCTGCAGTATCTTCGGCAAAGGCTATGAAATGTATTACGTAGATGAGAACGGAAATATCGGTATCACCTATCTGAGCCCGCTGGATGCATTCATGATCTACGACGATTCCGTGCTGGAAAGGGAACGATATTTCGTGCGGCTGTATTACGATTCGAATCAGATCCTTCATGGAAGCGTATCGGACGAGACGAAGGTCCGCTGGTTTACAATCAAAGGAAAATTACTCTGGGATGCAGACGAGAAGATACACGGCTTCGACGGCGTTCCGGCATCGGAGTACGTAGAAAACAAGGAGCGTATGGGAATCTTCGAGCCGGTCCTTACGATGATTAATGCATACAACAAGGCGATCAGCGAGAAAGCCAATGATGTTGACTATTTCGCGGATGCCTATCTCAAGGTTCTTGGTTCCAAGCTGGAAGAAGACGATGTGGCGCATATCCGGGATGACAGAATCATTAATTTCGACGGGGACACCGAACGGTTGATTGTCGAATTTCTTCAGAAACCGGATGGTGATACCACGCAGGAGCATCTGATCGATCGTCTGGAAAAGCTCATTTTCCATATCAGCATGGTGGCCAATATCTCGGATGAGAATTTTGGCACCAGTTCCGGCATCGCCATGAAATATAAGCTGCAGGCAATGAGTAACTTGGAAAAAACGAAAGAGCGGAAATTTACCAGCGGAATGAACCGGAGGTATCGTCTGATTTTCTCAAATCCGGTCTCAGGAATGAAAAAAGATGACTGGGTGAAGATCCATCCACACTTTACGCCGAACTTCCCGGCAAACCTGCAGGAAGAGGCAGAGATCGCGAAGAATCTGGAAGGCGTTGTCAGCCAGGAAACACAGCTGGGCGTGCTGTCTATCGTGGATAATGCACAGGACGAGATTAAGAAAATCGATGCTGATCAGGATAAGATGAGAGCGGATCCTGTGATGGAGCAGATGTTTGGCGGCGGTGGACAGGATGACGAGTAAGGAATACTGGCAGAAGCGTGAGACGGAGCATGCTAAGAAGAATAAGATGGCGGAGCAGGCCTATGCAGAAGAGATCCGGAAGACCTATGCATATATGGCAGACCAGATCCAGAAGGAGATCGATGGATTTTATGCAAAGTACGCCACAAAAGAGGGAATCTCGCTGGCGGAGGCAAAAAGGAGAGTTTCCAAGCTTGACATCGAAGAATATGGAAGGAAAGCCGCAAAATACGTCAAAGAAAAAGATTTTTCTGATCAGGCGAATGAAGAGATGCGGTTGTACAATGCGACCATGAAAATCAATCGCCTGGAGCTGCTGAAAGCCAATATCGGGCTGGAAATGGTATCCGGCTTCGACGAACTGCAGAAATACTTTGATCAGACGCTGACACAGCAGACAATAGAAGAATTTCGCAGGCAGGCGGGCATTCTTGGCAATTCTGTGCAGGAAAACGGGAAAATGGCGCGGGCAATCGTCGATGCGTCATTCCATAACGCCACCTATTCCGACCGGATTTGGATGTATCAGGATATGCTGAAAGCAGAGCTGGACAAGCTGCTGAAAACAGGGCTAATCCAGGGTAAGAACCCGCGGGAGCTTGCGGTGCACCTGCAGAAACGCTTCGGTGCAAGCCGGGAGGATGCAGAGCGGCTCATGGTCACGGAGCTTGCCAGAGTCCAGACAGAAGCTCAGAAACAGTCCTATATCCGAAATGGATTCGAAGAGTATACATACGTTGCCTGCGGGAATGCAGATGTCTGCGAGCGGTGCCAGGCGTTGGACGGTAAGCATTTTAGGGTGCAGGATATGATGCCAGGGACAAATGCGCCGCCGATGCATCCGCGATGCCACTGCTCTACGGCGGCCTATGAAGACAGCACAGAGTATGAGAAATGGTTGAAATTTCTGGAGCAGGGTGGTACCACAGAAGAATGGGAAGCTTCGAAAAACAGAAAGGCGAGATACAAAGACAACGAAGGCATATTCCAAACATTGGATGGCAGATCAAAGGGGCGAGACGTTATCAAACCTCGAAATATCATGAAAGAAATGAAAAAGTCCAGCATCGGAACGGAAATGTTGGAATATCTTCAGGAAAATGATATTCAAATAAAGGTATGGTACGGAGTTGATGTCGACGAGGGACTGGACGGACTTTTCGAAGATGGAGAAATCAACATTTATGCTGATAATACCAAAACGGTTCGTGAAACGGCTATTACGGTGATTCACGAGGCCACGCATGCCAAAATCAACAAGCCAAATACCAAAAGTCAAGAACTGCAATGCTATGTGAACGAGTACAGGCATCAAAACATTGAATTGACAGAGAAAGTGCTCCAGGATATAATTAATCATATAAATGATAAATATCCGAATCTGAAATGGGAGTGATTGTTTATGACGAATACTCTGAATATTCCGCCTCATGAGAGAGTAAAGCTCTTGAGGAAAGGCGAAAAAGTTTTGTGCAAAAAATGTAAAACAGGAATCATGATTCCTGTTGGCGACCGTGAAAAAACCAATACTTTTTACTGTGATTCTTGCAAGAATCAGTTAATTATCAACTGATGATAAGGAGACGGTGCAAATGGCTCAGAATGATTACTTTGTGATCGTATATCAGGTACTGAAATATCTGTATGAATGTTTGAAAAAGGGTGAAAAACCAGAAGCGTGTTACCTTACGGCATCAGCCTATAATATTCCCGAAAATTATTGGCAGTATATCATTTTAAGCTTGATTACAGAAGGGTATGTAAAAGGTATTGCCGTCAATCATACGAAAGATGGCGTTCTTTTAGGCGATCTGCCCGATACCATTATCACGCCGAAAGGTATTTCCTATCTGTTCGAAAATTCGTTGCTTGAAAAGGCAAAAAGGACGTTGAAGGACGTAAAAGAGATGGTCCCGTTCGTATAAAACTGTTTAAGGAGCAAAAACGATAATGGCAAAGAATGACATGGAAGTAATCATGTATAAAATACTGAGATATCTGTACGAATGCATGAAACTCGGCGTAGAACCGGAACTCGAACAGTTTGCCTGGAATTCAAAATTATTTGATATTCCGCAAAGCTATTGGTGCAAGATCATTGTAACACTTGTAAGGAAGGGATATATTACAGGGTTTGCAGTCATTGACAAAACAAAAGACGCGCCAATGCTCCAAACAGACAGACCATTTGAGATTACGTTTGAGGGCGTACAGTTCCTGGAAGAAAACAGCCGTATGCAGAAAGCAAAAGAATATTGTGCCGAAACATTCAACGTGATCTTGTCTGCATTACTTGGCGCGATTATTTCATAGTTACCACTAGTCGAGAGGCCGGTGGTATTTTTATGCCCATTTAAGAAAGAGAGGATCAAAGAGTGATTGAAGTATCCGTTCGTAAGAACGAAATCAAGGTATCCGGCCATGCAATGTATGCACCGCACGGGCAGGACATTGTCTGCGCAGGCGTTTCCAGCCTCGTGCGGACGCTGATCCGCTCGATCGAGGATCTGACAAGGGATGAAATAGAATACGAAGTATCGCCCGGCTGGGTTGATATACAGTATGGGAATCTATCAGAGAGAGCAAGAACTCTGGTGGATTCCTTTTTTGTCGGCATCTATCTGATGGCCGATGAATTTCCGGAGCATGTCCGGATCGTGTAACCGATGTGACCGAAATGTCGTTAAACTATGATTCCGGAGCAACGGCACGGGGCTATTACAGAACGGGACGGGGCAGAAAGGACAGAAAAATAATGAAGTGCAAAAACAACCATTATCATTGGAGAATCCCGATGATCAACCTGCAGGTATTTGCAGACGGCGAAGGAGACGGCAGCGGAGCCGGAGACGGAAACGAGGACGGAACTGGAGCAGGTTCTGGAGATAGCGGCAATGAGATGTCATTTGATGATTTTCTTGGACAGGCAGAGAATCGTGCAGAGTTCGACCGCAGGGTCCAAAAGGCGGTAAATACAGCAGTGACCAAAGCACAGGAAAAGTGGAAGGCGCTGACTGATGACGAACTTTCAGAAGCGGAAAAGCTCGCGAAGATGACCAAGGAAGAGAAAGCAGAGTACAAGAATCGTAAGCTGGAGAAAGAACTGGCGGATCTGAAACGGCAGAACGCGATTTCGGAGATGTCAAAAACAGCCAGAAAGATGCTGGCAGATGAAGAAATCAACATCCCGGATGAACTTCTGGCACATCTGGTATCGGAAAGCGCTGAAGATACCAAGACGGCTGTGGAAGCTTTCGGAAAGATGTACAAGGACGCAGTGCAGGCTGCCGTAAAAGATGCTTTGAAGGGTAATGCACCAAAGGGCGGATCCGGCGGAAAGGGCGCTGTTACAAAAGAACAGATTCTTGCAATCAGCAACCCGATTGAGCGGCAGCGGCTGATTGCGGAAAACATCGCATTATTTCAGTAGGAGGAATACACATGCATAAAATTGGAAAATTAGGGCTGCAGGTGTTTGCAGCACCGGATAACATGACGGGGCAGGCACAGATCCATGTAAAGGCCCGCGAGATTGACTTTGTAACATCTTTCGGCAAAAACATTCAGGCGCTGCTTGATGTCCTGGGCATTATCCGAATGATCAAGAAAGATAACAATACTGTTTTAAAGACAAAAAAGGTAACAGGAACCCTGCAGTCCGGTGAGGTCGCAGAGGGCGAAGA